AATATCATTTAATTTTTTCTCAACACCATCAAATGCTTCTATTCTCTTTAATTGGAAGTTTTTTTTTGAATCATCTTCAAATAATTGCTTCACTATTGTACCTGCTCCTTTAATTTTTTTAGGGACTAATTTATATTTAAATTGTTTTACATAAGCATTTTTAGTAACCCCATCAGGACCAGCTTTAGGACCAGGTCCTAAGTTAGCACCTACTCCTTCTTCTATTGATTCTTTAACAAAAATAGTTATTCCACCAGCCATATTTGGTTTAGCAACATATCCTGCTTCTTTAGCTTTTCTAATCATAGCTTCTTTTTGACGATCATTCATTGGCTCTGATATAATTGCTCTATAATTATTAGGGTCGCCTTCATATTCAACAGGATAACCACCAATAACTTTATTTAATGGGTGTGCTTCATTTATTGCTTTGTATCCTAATTCTTTATAAGCTTTATCATCTGCTTTTTGTCCTTTTTTTCTAAAAGCAAAGGGTGTAGCATATTGACCTCCAGTTCCTGGTGTAAATGAAGCAGCTCCAGCTCCTCCTCCTGTTGAAGATATTTCGCTAGTCATTTCAGCACCATCTAAATAGTTAAAAGCACTTTGTAAATAATCATGAGCTTTAGTTATTTTAGCTTGCCACCAACCAGGAAAATCTACTTCACGACCATTATCATATTTATCTACTTTTTTATAAAGCATAACAGCCATTTTAGCTGCTCTAGCTAAATCACTTTTAGTCATTTTAGGTTCATTATCTTGATGTCCAACATCATAATCTTCATCTATTCTTCCTGAAATTCTTTGAAAATCAGCTGGATATTCTTTTCTAATATGTGTGCGAATTTTATTTCTTAATTTTCTAGCATCATCATATATTTCTCTAAACTTAGGATCATCCTTTGCTTTTACAGCTACTGATTTGGTTACATCAAATAAATCATTTATAGCATCAAATAATTGGGTTAAATTAGGTAGATAATCAATATCCCAAGCAACTCTTCCTGTTTCTTTATCTATACCAGTAACAGTATATTTAACACCTTGAGAAACTTTAGTGTCTCCTACTTCAAATTCTTCTCCAGGTTCAACTGTTGGAACTTCGTTAAGTTTATATTTGTACTGGCTCATGTGTTGATTTTATTTCTTCTAAAAGACTACAATATTGTAATAAATCAACTAAATTTTCGTTGTTGATTCTTTTATTTTTACCTATTTCAACAATAAACTTATTTACCTCTACTAATTTAATTTTAGTAGCTTTATCCTTTATAGATTGGATTTCTTCAGATAAACTTTTTTTAATTTCTTGAATTTTAGAATTATAAAATTCTTTTAATTTACTAGTACTATCAATATGTTCAATAAATTCCCTTAATATTGATTTTTGAGCATCTGATAGGTGAGAATATTTGTCGTTAAACTTTTCTAATATTACTCTATATGTAAGAAGTCTTACATCTTTATCTTCAGATTTAAATTCTTCTAATAAAGTATTTTTAACATCATCCTTACTGATTTCTTTTGATGTTAAATGTTCTAATAATACTAATTTGTTATCAACAATTTGATTAGGATCAGTAATATCTTTTGTATTATACACTTCAAATAATGTATATAAAGCAGCTAAAGATTTATAATTAGAAATGCTAGTTTTAAATAAATCTTCCACATTATAGTGTTCTCTTAATTCTTTTACAAGATTATATTTTTCACGTTTAAGAGATTTTCTATTAAGTTTTTTAGATGATTCTAAAATAGTAGTTAATATGGTATTAGCTTTACCCTCTGTTAAATTTTTAGACTTAAATAAAGTCTCATATAATTTATATTCTTTTCCTAATTCGGTGTTTACAAAATATTTTTTTAGGATATTTACAGATGGTGACTCATTGCCCGCTAATGTATCAGCAGTTATTTTTCTTACTAGCAATTCAAATAGGATACCAGTATTTTTAAATTTTGAATGTTTTATATACATCAATACTTATTTTATTATAAATACGTTAAGATTTATTATTATTACCATTAATTACATTTCCTTTATACTTTTTGTCAACTTTTTCTTCAGAAAGTAATATATTTTTATTAATTGGAATATCTTTTAACATACCCTCATATTTAGATAATATCTTATTTGATTCTAATTCTGATAAAGGTGATGAAGTATCATTATAATCTTTTTTCATACCTTTTCTTCCTAATCTATCTTTACCAAAATTACCTTCTTGTTTATCTCTATTAGTAGGATTTTCAACTGGTCTCCCTAATGGTGTTTTATCAGTTGTTCCTTCATCATACCCATTAGGTAAATTAGAGGGATCTGAATACATTCTTCCTTTACCATATAAAGCAGCTAAATCATGGGGTGTACCATATGATTTGCCTGATGATAAAGGGTCATTCCCTTCAGCTTCAATTTGTGATAATCTAAACCCACGCTTAGTATCTTGATTAACTAAATCTCTATATTCTTCATATTGGTCTTGGCTAAAGTGGAATATATTTTCATAAATCCAATCTGATGGGATTAGTTTGCTATCTAACATTGATTGAGCTAATGTCATTTTCTCAGTCATTAAAGCTACTTTTTCTTGATCATATATAATAGAAGGAGTGGTTAATGAAATTTCAAAATTAGTTAAATCACCATCTCTATAACCTTGAGTATATAGATGAATTAATGCTATTTTATATAATTCTGATGTAAATATTCTTTGTATACGTTCTACTGTTCTAGCAAATCTAATATCTTGAGCTGCTAATGTAGCTTTACCATCTGTGTTTTCATCATAACCCATAAACGCCTTAGGAACTTTAAGAGCTGCAAATAATTTATCTCTTAAATACTCAACATCAGCAATTCCATCCCACTGTAAACCTGCTAGATTATCTATTTTTGTTGTTGAATCATTTCCTCTGATTGGTATATAAAAATCTTCAAGCATATTCTGCATGTTATATTTTAAATTATACTCACCAGTTTTTTCATCCATATATGGAGTACGTTTAAGTTTAGAAATTGTTTTTTCCATAAACGCATCTACTTCATTTGGAGGAATAGCTCCAACATTCATATAATAAATCCTTTTTTCAGGAGCACGAACAATTCTATGAATTAACATAGCATCTTCCATTAAAACATATTGTTTAAATAGCTTACGAGCTGGTTCAATGTAACTTCTACCATAAGGTAAGAAATTCATATCCGTTAATAGACGAAAATGTGCCATTTCATAATTATCGAATATAATGGAATTTGCTTGATTCCCTGAGTTAGGGACACTATAATAACCTGAATCGGTTCCTGATATACCATCTGGGTCAAATCTATATTTTACTTCTGTAGGGTTTAATGGATTACCATCTTGGTCTATTCCCATAGTCCCTTCAAGTCTTTCAATATGATATGCTGTGTAAGGGATAACATTATACACACCAAATTTTTCTGCGATTTCTAATTTAAGGAAAAAATCACCATACTTACACATATTTCTAATCCAAGGCCATAGATTAAATTCTATATTTAGGACATCATAAAATAAATTATATAATATTTGTTGTATATTTTCATCAGTAGATCTAATCTGTAAAACTTCTCCCATATCATTTTTAAGAGTAGATTCATCTGCCACAATATCTAATGCTGATGCTACAATAGCATCTGTATCCATTGCATCATATTCTGAATATAAGTAAGGTCTTAATGTTTGGTAATTAAAATTTTGCTGTTGACCGTATAATGAAGTAGCTGAGTTTGTGTAAACTCTATTAAATCTATCTATTAGAGAATTAGTTTCTAACTCACCAGTCATTTGGATCTGATTAACATCCATAACTTTTAATTGATTACCCCCTACATTACGTATTAGTACATCTGTAGAAAATAATCGTTTTAATCGTGAAAATAAGCCTTTATCTGCCATTTTGTTTTATTTATAAATATGTTATAATAGCCATTTAATGTCCTCATCCTTTCCTCCTATTTTCATTGTGTAAGGATTTTGAACACTATTAGCACTATATCCTCCACTATATGAGGTTTTTGATTTTTGTATATTACCTAATGCTGCACGAGCCCCATCTAAACTTTGTTGTTGAAATTTTAATGAAGTATCACGTAGGAACATACCAATTCCAAATGACATAACCAAGTCATCGTTATAACCACTTTGAGCTTCTGGTCTTCCATTTTTCCAAATAAATACCTTCATTTCTTCTAATAAACGTTTTGATTGGATAGTTACTGATCTATCCCCAACAAATTCCCTAAATTTGTTAATACAAAGAGGTCTTGTTCTCATAGACATTGTAAAACCAGGAACCATTTCAGAATTACCTTCATATACTCTTAAATAAGATTCTGCAGTTAGTTGATCTGATTTAGGAGATTGGTATAAGTTTTTATAATCTCTTTCTCTAATGGCATCTAAAGTAGCCCATCCTATATTAGCATTTTCGACTACTAACATAGCATTATTAAATTCAGTAGCTAAACCTGTTAAAAAATAACCAAATTCCTTTGGGGGCATTTGTCCTTTATATTCTGCTACTTGTGTATTAGTTGCTATATCCATTACATGACAAGCTGAGAAGTCTTTCCCATCACCTCTAGCTACATCAGCTACTACCATATATTCTCTAGAATAATCAGCATTTTCCCAAATCCATAAGTTTTGGTCTACACCTCTTCTTTCTAATGGATCTTTAATAGTAGTTTGTTGAAGAAATTCAATCCATTCAGAATAAAATACTATATCACCAGAAGTACTAAAATCA